GTTACCGCCACCACCCGCGCCGCCGGTCCCGGCCGTGCCACCTTGGGAACCACCACCGCCGCCGCCTGCGCGGGTTACGGATGATCCGGTGATGCTATTGGCTTTACCTGCGCCACCGTTGCCGCTTGTCCCGCCACCCACTCCTGCCGCGTCAGCACCGCCGCCGCCGCCGCCGCGAGTAGGCGACAAGGTACCGGCGCCGCCGTCGTTGCCTTGCGGAGCGAAACCCGCACCACCCGCAAAATCGCCGCTACCGCCGCCGCCGCCGCTACCGCCATTTGATCCGGGTTTGTCTCTACC